TATTTGTCAGATATCATGCAGTTCACCAGACCCGTCGAACTACTTGACATGCCATCCATTATCAATGGGATTGACAACGACAGGTTTATTAATCGAATGCCGCAGAACACCTCGATTGGATTTCCTTTATCTGGTCCATTGAAAAACGTATGTACCCTACTTGAACCGGTCGAGGATCATGCCTGTAATTTTACTATGGATGAAGATATCTTGGAAGAGTTTGAACGTTGTGAGAGACTGCTGCTTAATGGTGTGAGAATTAATGCGATATATCGCGCTTCACTGAAGGATGAGATGCGTCCCATTGGATCTGAAAAAGCACGGGTGTTCCAGGCCGCTCCTCTTGTTTTAAAGATGCTGTTGCGCAAGTATTATTTGCCCATTGTCTCATTACTTAGCATGTTTCCTTTGGCATCAGAGTGCGCTGTGGGCATTAATGCCATGAGCGAAGAGTGGCAGGAGATGCATGATACTATCGTCAAGTTCGGTGATAGCAGGATCGTGGCTGGTGATTATAGCGCATACGATCAACGCATGTCACCTGCTATCACAAGTGCTGCTTTTGATATATTGGTCAGGTTCGCCGAGCATTGTGGTTATTCTGAGAGATCGCTGATCATTATGCGTTCCCTCGCAACAGAGGTCGTCTATCCTTATCTGGCATATGATGGAACGTTGATTAGGCTTATGGGTAGCAACCCCTCAGGCCATAATCTAACCGTTTACATCAATTCGATTGCCAATTCCTTGATTTCCAGATGTGCGTTTTACAGTTTGTACCCTCCTTCAATTCCTTTCAAGGAGGCTGTCTCTATGATGACGTATGGTGATGATGATATTGGAAGCGTGAATTCCGCTTTCCCCTTGTACGATAATATTTCTAAATCAAACTACATCACTTCTATTGGCATGAGGTATACCCCTCCTAGTAAGTCGGGAGATCACGTTAAATACATGATGATGGCTGAGGTTGACTTCCTCAAGAGGAAATCGGTCTTTAATGACGAGAAGAAGAGGTTCATGGGGGCTTTGGAGCTATCATCTATTTTCAAGTCGTTACATTGCCGTATGCGGTCTACCGAGCTAGATGATGCTCAGTGGGCTGGATCTGTGTGTGACGCAGCTTTGAGGGAAGCTTTCCCTCGCGGTAAGGAATTCTATACTGATATGCAGCGCAAATTGACCATTGTCGCTGACAAGCATGCTTTCCACCATCACTGCGCTAATCTAGATGATTCTTATGAAGAGTGCAGTGAGAAAATTGGTTAAAACCCACATTGATTTACGGGGACTCTCATTTTGATCGAGGTGAGGTTCAACGCTTGTGGGTTTTGAAATTCGATTTTGGTGATTGCCTTATGAGTGTCGGGCAATTAAACTATTCCACTTACGAATTCTAATCAAAATACCATGGGGCTTAGTAACCCCCGAAACGAAAATGGCAGTAATCTGCAAGGGCCGGATAGCCCTATATCCCTTGGGGATGAATTAGAAGTCTCTCGAAACAGTGTCACATTCAGTGACTTTGTTAGAGAGCGCGTCTATCGCCAGGATTTGGAGGCGCATGACGTGGTGGATGATGAATTGACTGCTGAGGAATTGCGGAGGCAACGTGATGGATATCTTTTTGGTTGTTGTCCATTTGATGCAGATCTCTTTGTTGACTTTCTTGGTGTTCAAGATGTGGTACGTGCGATAACGGAATACGAGACCCAATCTGGTTTCGCAAATCCACCGGAGTTCTTTGATGATAAAGGAGTATTGATCCCAGCTGTTTTTGAAGCTAGAGAAAAGGCGTATTTCGATTACGTCAGAGACACCATACAGCCTAGATTTGATAAGGGTGTTTTGGTGGTTCCTAATACTAATTTCAATGAGGTGGCTTTGAAGTTTAAACCCGCTCCGCCAGCACCAATACCTACGGTTCCAGTTGTTCCCAGCACTCCTCTACCCAGACCAGACAGGCCCGGCAATTCGGGAGAGAAAGGTCAGGGCAATGAACCTAGATCTTACCAATTCCAATCCGGAAAATTACATGATGTTGGGGAAACTCCGCCCAAAGTCACTCAGGTCCTGACGACGATGCACGACGATACTGTCAACGTCGAACACCATTTTATGAACGTAAAAGATGACACCTACTACCAAGCAGATGCTCCAGATGTGTTCATCGGAGATTATTTCGCCAGACCTTTGAAGATAGCCGCTTATAGTTGGACTGTCAATACGCCGTTTCCATTAATACAGATTGATCCTTTGTTACTATGGTTCACAAATAAGCGAGTGGTGAATCGCATCGCAACCAATGCAAATTTTAAGTGTGATTTGTGTGTGCGAATTTTGGTCAATGGAACTCCATTTCATTATGGTTTGCTATTGGCCTCCCATCGCCCACAGGCAGTATTGGACTATTTTCAGACAACCGTACCCCAAACGGGTCTTTTTATGAACATGTCCGAGAGCCAATTGCCTCATGTTTACTTAGATCCCACCACTAGCCAGGGTGGTTGCTTGAGAATGTCTTACATGGGTACGCGCAATGCGTGGAACACATTGAACGCTGACTACGTGGGAGCTCATCTATTGACTATCAGAGAGATCACAGGTTTACGACACACTTCGGGCGTCGTGGAGCCCATAACGGTCACTGTCATGGCTTGGGCAGAAAACATGGTGCTATCTGTACCCACTGGTTTTAATCCTCTTGGATACATCACTCAATCTGGAGATGAGTATGGTGAGGGAGTAATCTCTAGACCAGCTTTTATCCTTTCATCATTGATGGGTAGATTGAGGGACATTCCTTTGATTGGACCATACGCTTTGGCGACTCAGATAGGGGCAGGAGCAATTGGCAACATTGCTAAGATGTTTGGTTATGTGAAGCCGCGCTTGGTATCTGATATGTGCATTGCTTACAGGAAGAGAAATCCTAACTTTGCTTCTGCTACCCAGCATGAACCAATCAATTGCTTAACTTTTGATGACAAGGCTGAAGTTACGGTAGATCCTAGAGTTGCTGGATTTGCGCCTATGGATGAGATGGTCATTTCAACTATTGCGACGCGGGAGTCTTATCTAACGCAGTTCAATTGGGGTGCATCGATTGTACCCGAAACTCGTTTATTTACGATCGCGGTTTCACCTGCGCTTTACAATTCTGTCCCAGCCGGTTTGATTGCACCGACTCAATATTACATGACACCATCGTGCCACGTGGGTGTTCCGTTCAGATATTGGAGGGGATCTATGCGATATCGATTTCAAGCTGTTTGCTCCTCCTTTCACAGAGGGCGACTGCGGTTCGTGTATGAACCTGGTGGCTTGCCAAACGTATCTTCCGGGGAGTATAATACAGCGTACCAGTACGTGTGGGATTTATCAACGTCTAAAGAAGCTGTTATAGAGATCGGTTGGAATTCTGAGTCGCCCTATCTGACAACACACTTACCCGGTCCGAACATTCGACGGTTCGAGACGTCGGCAGCTCTTTTTCCCCGAAGTGGCGAGGATAACGGAACGTTGTCTGTTTACATAATGAATGAGTTGACCGCCCCCGATGTTACGGCCAACTCTGACATATCGATTATGGTGTGTACAGCTGCATGTGATGACATCGAGTTTTTCGATCCCTCTGAGAGGGGAATGGATTTATACTCATACACACCGCAATCTGGTGAGTTGATTGAGGATACACCCGTGAAGAGCGTGGCTACTGAGTGCCACGCTGTTTTTGGTAAGCGGTGCG